GCCCCTTATTTGGTTGTCGGGATCGGCTTCGTCTGAATTCACCCAGTGGTTATAAGACCACCACACTTCATGTTCAACCGGGAACGCAAGATCTGACGGATCTCACTGACGGCGTAGCGCGCATCCGGCCAGAGGCCATAGCGCGTACGTCGCCTCCCGGCGGTAGTTCCATCTCTCCAGGAGAGATGAAGCCTTGCTGGTAATCTAACTCATCGTAATCCTCAAGCCCGTCAACCTTCTCCTCAGGGATGGTGACTTTTGGGACTCGAGGTTTAGCAAGCAAGATATCGTAGGTGATCCATAATTCACCCGCCGTATATCCCGATTGCGATCCAACGGTCAGGATCGTTGTCCTGCCCATTTGTGTGATTCGAAGGTCTCCAGGTGGGATCGGCCCAGCCTCAAGAGCTACCGTGTACCATGCAAATTGCTTTTCAGTCGGTGCACACTCAATGGGGTGCAAGATGTCGTCGGATGGTTTTCCGGACGAAGCAAAGTAATGGTTTAGCGCCTCGGTCTTCGTGATAAAGGATGGCTCAAGTACATTGTATTGAGTTGCCATGACCACGGTTCCCAGAGACGCGTTGGTAGATGAGAGGGCAAATCCACTAGTGGATTTGAACTCAAAGACACATCCAAGCATGGACCACTGTTCGAAATGGTTTGCTATGGATGCCAGCCACGGGAATGTCTTTGGCGCGGCTGGATTGAGATTGAATTCTGTGATAACAGGAACGCCAGTGCCGGTTTTGATGTCCCCGAGGTATTCGCGCTTTTGAATTCGCACGATGCCATCGGGTATCTCACCGGCGCCAAACCTCGGGACGGATGCCTGACGAGGTTCAATGACGCTGTTAGCCTGAGTTTCATACTCAATGCCTTGTTGTTCGACCTTGTAATCACCGGATCCGGTGATAGATCTCCAAGCCTTGGTAGCCATGGTCTGCGCTAGACCACCAAGGTTGGCTCCTAATTGGCGGCCCAGGCCGCCGGAACTAGTTTTACATTTAGCTGACTTCTTAGGGGCAGGTTGTCGTCTCCGCTTAACCTTACCCTTACGCTTCGGTTGCTTTTTCCTAGGCATGTCTACTATTTGTTTTGGACAGTTAGTATTCTGTCCGGCGACTGGGGGGGGGCGTTTGTCACACGTCCTAGGTGGAACATGATCCACCTAGCCTTACCCTTGATCCCGACTTATTTACGGTAAGCCGGAAACGCAGTTCCCGCACGCGCACGCGTCACCTTCACACACAGGATCCAGTTGACACGGCACAAAGTGGAGATAGGCCATGCCTTCATCCTCGAGAACTACGTGCTTCTTCGGCATGAAATCTGCCGAGGTGCGAATGCGCCTGATCAACATCTCTGTGACCGCGCTGTCGGCCCAAAAGGAGGGCCCACCACGGGTCTCCTCCAGATGAGTCATAAGACGC